TTCACCATGTTTAAACCGTTTGCTTGCCACCAGTCCCCGTCTTCCTTGTTGGGATTGGCTACGGTTGCACGACCACCAGCACGCCACGTGGATGTGTCTTCCTGCCCCTGTACGCCACGCTGACGGGCTAAGTTGGCTTCCCAGTAGGTAGACCACAACTCTTCAGATGTTTTGGCTACGGGTAGTAATTCTTGTTGTGTCATTATCGTCCCTCAAGTTCCCATAGTTGACGGTCATAGGCTTCGGTTGCTTCGTGAACTGCAACACCACCAGCCAACCACCATGTCTGACCTTCGGCAACGTTCAATGCTTTCTGTAACCAGTACTTGTACCCACAAGAATTGTATGTACCTATCTGGCTATGGCTTACGTGTACGGGTAACTCATACCCATTCACCTTAATCATTCCTACCTCTGTTTCTTATGTTCGCCCTTAAAGGCGAACCTATTGTTGGTTCTGCCTTAGCAGAACTTATGTTGTTGTTGTTAAGTTATAGTCCATGTTTAGGTGGTTGTCAAATTGTACACGGCGTGTCGTGGGAGCAGTGATGAAACATGGAGGTGAAAAAATCACCGCTCAACCACGACAGCCATACTTAGTTTCTCATAAGTTTTACCTTATGTCAAACAAGTCTCCCTGTACTTCATCACTATCTGCAAAGACTTTGGTAGGTGCAAGCACCTTGAATACTCTGGCTACATCACCTGGCTTTAGTGCTCGGATGTTACCTCGTCCCTCGTAATCCTTAGCAGCCATAGCAACTGACTCATAAGCACCAAAGAGAAACTGTCCGACACCTTGATAGTTAACACCCACCACGTATAGTTCACGCTCACGGCGCATCTCGTCTATCATTTTCCAGATAATCTCTGCCAGGTACACGACATCGTGGTGTTCCTGCTCAAGAACATCTGCGATAGCGTCAAGTTCTTTCTTACGTGTCCTCACTTGCGCATCACACTTGTTAGTAATTTGTTCTCACGATACAACCTGCGTATCACTAGTGCCTGTCCAAGGCATACCATAAATAGAATGAAACTCATTGACTACCTATTACCTCTTCTTCCAGTAGCGCACCTTGCATTGTAAACATCAAGCGTTCAAACGTCTCACGTTTCATAAAGAAATGTGTGTTGCCTAGAAAGATTGACGCTGTGTCTGATTCAATCTCTACGTGTATTTCCTCATAAACATCTGACTCTTTTTCAACTGTGCTGATTACCATTACTTTTTTGTCCAATCATTTTCGGGCAAGTTCAATCTAATGCCACGCTTGTTGCGTATAGTACGTCTCTCGTACGGCGTAGTGCCACCCCAGAAACCATACTTCTCGTGCTTGATTGCGTAGTCTGCACACTCAACAAGTATGTTGCAGTTAGAGCAAAACTCTTTTAAGTCTGCTACCTCTTGCGCCGTTGTCTTATTGTCATAGTCCTGATAGAACACATCCACACCCATACGTGCGCAGTTCTGTGTGCCGTCATAGTTCGGATAGTTAATCTTATTCGTCATCTAAATCTACCTCTATCTCCTCTGAATCTGTGCATCCGTGTTCGTTACAAGTCCAATAATGGTAGCCGTCACGGGTGTCCTGCCATACCCAATCACAATGCATAGTCTCACTCATTGTCTGGTCTCCCCTCGCATTCGTGCCAGGGGTCATTCATACTGCACCGCTTACATACATACACATCCTGTGTGTATACGGTGTGTATCTCATCATCATCTAATTCATACGGTGACATCAGGTCTAGCCTCCTCTAGTTCTCGTTGCGCATAGTGCAACAAACCAAAGATGTCCTTACAACCCAGGTACTCAAGGATAGATAGTTTAAGTAACGCATCACCCAGTTCGTGTTCATAACTATACTCATAGAATGTAACGGTGCTGTGGTTAAAGTCCACAACAGGTACGTATTCGTATTCTGTATCGGTTACGTTGTTGATACTAAAGGCGTAGCCTGTTGTGCTATCCCAAGATTCACCAATTAGTTGTGAGATGATAATACGGTTAGCGCGCTCACTACTTTGACTATGTGCATACGCCTTGTGGATAGCATTCTTTAGGTTGTTGTCCCAGTCCTCTCCGCCCCAATGAGAGTAAAGGTACAATACGTCACCAGTCCTGTCGGTCACGCCGAATGTAAATCTATCGCCCATTGTGCATACCTCCCCTGATAATGATGTATTCGTCATAGGTTTCATCACTTGCCATACGTACCATTAGTTCATCTAGTTGTGCGAACACATCTTGCTGTTGCTTGTTAAATAATTTCATTCTGTTATCTCCTTGTTATCCAGTTCTTGCGTTATAGGAAAGTCCAACCCCTCAAAGGGAGTACCTGCGACTAGCATATTTCTTATGTATCCTAGTCTTTTTGCGGCTTGTTCTTCGTCCTTAGCCTCAAATTCCTTGATGTTAATAGTGATACTTGCCGAGAACTTCATTACTATACCCTCGCTTCATTAAGTTCTCGCAATAGTTCAGTTAACTTTTGTCTTTCACGACGTGTCATAATGCCGTAGTCCAACATAACCTTGTCAAGTATCTTCTTGTACTCATCGGCGTGTCGTGCTACTAGTTCCTTGCGTGCTAGGTACATGCAGTTCTGATATACCTTGTTGTATTCCTTCTTGTCCATAGTTTCTCCTAGTCATTCACTAATACGTAGCGATTTGCTACTAAGTGTTGGCGATACCTACGCATAGCCTCAATCTTGTCATAGTCATAGTATACTTGACGTTCATACCATGACCCACCTAGTACCGTGTCTCGTACGTGTGCGCTAATCTCTAGTGCACCTGATGGATGTATCTTCCGTGTTGTAATCATTACATCATCCCCTTCTTGCGTGCTCGCTCAACGTTAGCAAGTGCATCTAGTCTGCCTTGCCAGTAGACACGCTCACTCTCGTTACCAATGTTCAAGTGCACCATCTCAAGTGCATACTCAATCTCCACGTTCATGAATGAGTTGTTCGTGCTCCATAGTTTCTCAGTCGTGCTCATTATCCTATTCTCCATTCTGTTTTAGATGTAAAGTCTATACCGCAGGTATCGCATACCTCTACATTTTCGTGATAGTTTTGCTCGCAAATTATGCAATCGTTTAGGCAATCGCCTAGATGTACCGTTGTCATTTGAAACCTCCAAGTTTCGTAGTTGTTTAGGCGAGGGTGCATCGCACTCCAATGTCCCACTCTTATCTAGTGCCAGACCTAAGTTGTTAAGTGCCCCGTGTGTGCAGTGGCGGAGCAACCCACCTCCAAAAGCATAGGTAGGAGTAAGTAAACCTATACCTGCTATCTCTGATTACGGATTCTCCAAATCAATCTATAATCAGAATCTTAATTCGTTGCTAGTATAAACATCCATACTATCATGCCTGATGATGCGGCTAAGCATCCCAGTGCCAGCAGGTTGCTTATGATTCTTTCCATGTCACATCTCCTGCATAGTACTCAACCACTGAGTCGTTGGTCTCCATACTGTAGTCCAAGTTCATCAGGATATCGTCCAAGTCTTCGTCAGGCTTGACCGATAACTGTACCTCAAACTCTACGGTCACGGTAACGCTGACATCCTTGGTTAACTCAATGTCTAGCCAGTCGGCTATCTCCTGAGCGTGCTCACCTAGGTCATCATAAGCCTCTAGTAGGTAGTCTTTTACCTGACCTATCTTGAGTTTGTAATCCGTTACCTGCCGTTCAAGTGCCTTGACTCGCCGTCCCATAGAACTGATGTCTTGGGCGCTGATTACCTTGGGCTTGGCTTCTTCACTCCAAGGTTCGTCACTCTCGTTATATACGATAGTAGCCGTGAGGTCGTACTTAATGTCTTCATTCTCCATGTTGTCTTCTCCTTGTTTGTTGGTTGTGTCTTGCGCTCACCCAGTGCCACTAGTGCACCGTGTAGTGTGTCAAACTCTTGGAATTCTCCAAGGTCATCTAGTATCTGTCCAGTCTCGCTTATCTGGCGAATCGTGTACATTTTTGGGTAATCAATCTCAAATCTCTCTGAGGTGATGAAATACCTGCCGTCTATCAGTTCACTTTCAATTTTGCTATTGAAGAATCGCATAGCCTGAGCGTCAAAGAAGTGACCGCCGTTAGCCTTGCTGATTGCCTTAGCCTCTTTCATTGTCTCCATATTGCCTCCTTGTTATTACTAGTCTAGCATACCTTGTCTTACTTGTCAAGCGTAATCGTAATTACTCATTAACTCGTAGGCTTGATGGTCAAGGTTAGCGATTACTCGCTTGACCAGGTTTTGTTGCTTGCTCGTGGTCACACTGTACTTGCTTGAGTTCACATACCACACATTTTCTATGTAGTTAAACCTTGCAATTTCAGTTCTGTACGAGTAAACTCTATACATTCCACTTACATTCTCAGCGCTCATACTGTCTCCGTGTCTAAACGGGGTCAGAGTCTCAAGCGCACTCTCTACTTCTTTGTAGTTCATGCCGTCTCCAGTTTCCTTAGTTGTATTGCTCCACGTGTCGGACACTTTCCAAGTAGGCTCGTGTCTTGTCTGCTCGCTCTCGCTCATGCTCCCGCTCTAACTGGCGCATAAGTTTCGCTTGCTCTAGTCGTAGTCGTGCTTGTTCTCGCTCAGGGTCAACCTGCCTAGGCTTAGGCGTGTAGCCTTGCGGAGCGTTAGCCGTACGTAGTGCGTACTGCCTCCGTGTCCGTGTAGCGTTTACACGTGATAAGTCTGTCGGCGTTCCTGACCCGTATATGCTACGGGATGTAACCATGTCTATCACTTACCTTTCATCTAGTCGGATATTGCCTTGTCTTCATCTTGCCTTGCTTGTCTTAGTCTAGCATAGTTTGTCTAACTTGTCAATTAACCAAATTCTAGTGGCGTTAGAGTGTCTACATCCCCTAGGGATTTTTTAAGTAGCGCTACCCGATACCTCTTATTTAGTTATGTCTTAACCTTATCAAACTATCTCTAGTTTGTCAAGTTCATCAAGTCTTCGGCGTGTCGGCTAACCTTCACAATTTCAACTTGATATCTCAAGCATACATGGTCAAGGGTACCTTGTCAAGTCAATTAGATAACGAATTGATAACGAAATATAACGGGGTCAAATTGTGGTGGCGCATTATATCACAAGATTGGGAGACTGTCAACTGAAAGACATTGTTTAATTTTCAATCATTTAAATTTCAATAGTTTAATTTTCAACTACCCCTAGGGGTTGGGTATGGTACCATATACGGGTGAAATTGTCAAGCGGTTTGGGTAACGATTTGATAACGATTGTTTGACCCACCCCAACATAGCGAGCGGTCAGGTGATATATATAGACTCCCATTAAATATTTTTTGCAGTATTTGCTCTATAGGCTCACAACTAAAACCCATTGGATAAACAACTTTAAAAATAGTTTATAACAATTTGATAACGAAACGTTACAGTCCCTTTGTAACAGGGTTAGTATATATGTAGGATAAAATAACATAAGTGCGCTTTGGCGCACACAACCTAATGGCAGCCTTTTGTGGCTGCCTTTAACAACGAAAGCAGCCCTTCGGGGGCTGCTATTATGTGCCCCTTTAGGGGCACTTATATAGGTTCTTTTTATATCATTTTATTACGAGATGATATTAGGTGAATGCTTTAGACAGGATAACTTCATATGGCAGCCAAAGGCGGTGCAGAGCACCATAATGTGGTACGCCTTAGAGAAGACAAAGCCAAGGTTATAGACCACGTAGTCAATGGCATTGAGGTTCGCGCCGCGATTGCTATGGTGGGGCGCAAGCCCGATGTTCTAAAGAAGTGGCTCACAGACCCTGTGTTTGCCAAAGACCTAGAGATAGCCCGAACCAAGGGCTCAGACCTTATGAAGGTCACCCTGGGAAGTGAGAACGGCAAGAACATAGACTTCGCCACGTTCTCCAAAGAGTTCTTAGGTAACGAAGTATTCCCTCACCAGCAGGACTGGATTGATGTTCTAGAGGGGCGCGAGCCTAGTTGGTTGCATCCCTCCATGTCCTATGAAAAGGGCAACAAGAACCGAATCCTAATTAATGTGCCACCTGAGCACGCCAAATCCACCGTAATCACCGTAGGTTATTCTACCTACCGTATTGCCATGGATTCCAACGTGCGTATCATTGTGGTGTCCAAGACTTTAAATAAAGCCCGTGAGTTCGTCTACTCCATCAAGCAGCGACTTAGCCATCCACGCTACGCCAAGTTGCAGCAGGTCTATGGACCTTCTGGTGGTTGGAAAGAAGACTCTGACACCTGGAAGACCGACACAGTTTACCTAGGTCAAGAAGCCCGTGATAGTTCTGAAAAGGACCCTACGCTTCAGGCGCTAGGTATTGGTGGTCAGATTTACGGTGCTCGTGCTGACCTGATTATCCTAGATGACGTTATCACTACTGCCAACGCCCACGAGTGGGAGAAGCAGTTAGACTGGCTTCAGAAGGAAGTTATCACTCGTCTGGGTAAGAACGGTAAGTTACTCATCGTTGGTACTCGCATTGGCGCGGTCGACTTGTACCGCGAACTGCGCAATCCAGAACACTGGTCTGGTGGTGCAAGCCCGTTTACACGACTTGCCATGCCAGCAGCCTTAGAGGTCAATGATGACCCTAAGAAGTGGGTTACCCTCTGGGAGCGTTCAGACCGTCCTTGGGATGGTGACGAGGATGCCGAACCAGATGAAGATGGTTACTACCAGAAGTGGGATGGACCAGCACTCTTTTCAAGACGTAGCGAGGTGACTGCCTCAACATGGGCTTTAGTTTACCAGCAACAGGATATTGACGATGACGCAATTTTTAACCCAACGATTGTTAATGCCTGTGTTAACCGTATGCGTAAGCCTGGTCCTCTCCGCGTGGGAGCGGCTGGACATCCACGAGACGGACAATGGGTAACCTTAATTGGTATGGACCCTGCTATGGCAGGAAAGACTGCGCTAGTTGTCTACGCCGTAGACCGTCAGTCTGGTAAGCGTCTAGTCCTAGATGCTTACAACATGTCAGACCCAACACCTGGCAAAATTCGTGCAATCATTGAAGACTGGATTAACACCTACAAGCCAGTAGAACTACGTATTGAAATCAACGCCCACCAGAAGATGTACGAGGTGGATGAAGAATTCCGCCAGTACTTGGCTAACAAGGGTGTTAGATTCTCTAGTCACTTCACTGGTAAGAACAAGTGGGACACTGACTTCGGTGTGGCTGCTATGCAAGGTTTGTTTGGTACTATGACAAGTAACAAGCACAACCGAGATAACCTCATTGAACTACCAGACCCTCAGTACCACGAGGGCATCAAGGCTCTAATCAATCAGTTGATTACTTGGAAGCCTGGAACTCGCAATCCTACAGACGTTGTTATGGCTCTGTGGTTCTGCGAGATTAAAGCCAAAGAAATGATTCAGCACTCAGGAACTCAAATCTACCACGCAACAAGTCGCTTTGTTACACAGCGCCAGATGGCGCAACAAGCCATTGTTAATCTTGACGATTTAGCAATGGAACAATTTACAACTTATCTTTAAGGATATTCATGGCACTCTCAATGGAACAGGTCGCTGACAAGGTACTTTACCTACGCCAACG